CAAGAATCTAATTATTGACTGCACACCTGAAGAAGCAAAGAAAGCCGCCAAATGGCTAATGGCTAAAGCGGCTGATGCTGAATTAGGAGGTTCAACTATTCGCGTCTATAAAGGCAAGAATAATTTTGAAGAAGTCGAAGGCTTTACGATTTGGGGATCTTATTGGTCAAACAACGAAGGAGGAACAATTTCACCTCAAGCTTAAATTCATAGACCCCTTTTAATTAAGGGGTTTTTTTTTGATTTCTAAATGCCATCTCCTGATTTTCCTCCTAACCCTTATTTTGGTCGAATTTTTTATGATTCAACCTTAAAACAACTTTATGAGTATGTAGAGGCAGGAGAAGCCTCTTGTGATTACGATGGAGAACGTGTCTATGGCTATTGGGAAGAATTACATTGGTTAGCATATGATTGAAAACTAGACATAAAAAAGCCCCTCAAGCGAGGGGACTTTCTTTCCAATGCAGACCCACGGAGGTCTTTTTTTATGGTAGCCCGATTAGTTGCTTAAGCCAGTGTTTTTTTTTACGGGTGTAGCACAAGCAAGCTTGGCTTTCAGGACATGGATCTCCTGCAAACAACCCGCAATAAATCGGCACTGCTCATGGTTTTGCCTTGTCATGGCTTCTCCATACCTTTTTAAATAATCAATATCTTGTGAAGCATGAACGGCGCGGATTTCTGTTTCCATTGTTAATTCTTCTTCTAGCGTTGGTGTCATGTGTTCAACTAACTCCATCAACATCTCGAACTCAGGAGGAACTTGTGACATGTTTTTCCCTTATGTCTAGCAACCTTTCTTGCCTCTGAAAAGCCCTAGTTTGTTGCCGTCTTAGCTCCTGGCAGTGAGGGCAATCACATTGAGGCTTCAAGTTCATCGGCTTTAGCAGCAAGACCCGTGTAGATACCGTAGTAAGGATTCGGCGATCCATCAGATAATGTCTTGCGGTGTCTACCGTCTAACACATATAAGCGTTCTAACCTGAGCATCCTTTGTTCATCTTCGTTGCGCCATTCTGGCTTATACATACTCATTGAAGTTTTGTTGTCTCGTTCGGGAATAGTCTAGCTTCTATAAATGCCACGGCTTCATCATCTATCTTATTTGTTGATTGTTTCGCGGCTGCTTTCAAGATGGATAGCACAAACTTTTTACCTTGATCCGAGTTTAAGAATCCGTACAAGATCGGTTTAAAAACTTTGAGTAGTTTTTTCATAGGGAAGAGCTAAAATGATTTTGTAATTTACTAATAAGCAAGTAAGTTATTAACTCGTTGCGGAGATTAGATACCTACTGCAATGTGGGCAGAACCCCTTAGCTCTTAGAGGACGCTAGGGGGTTTTGTTTTTCCCAATGTTTTACAAGCGTTTCCAGCTCTTTGATCCTGGCCTTAGCCCTTGCTATCTGTTCCTCCATCCGTTTGGATCTCTCTTAGTTCCTTCTAATCTAGCAACGTCCTTCTCTATGGCCGATAGGCGGTGAAATATTTCACGAAAATTACCTTGTGAACGGTTTGAACGGTTGCTTAGAACCATTAACAACGCAGATATGGCAGCCCCAACAAGTGCCGCTAGTAGTTCTTGAGGCATTTTTATCCTTTTGGAGTAATCTTAGACTACTGTTTCTTTTTCTCTATGGATGCCCAACAAAAAGTCGAAGGCCAAGCCAACAAAGAAGACAAAAAAGGGATACTAGGAAAACTTCAAGATATAACCCCAGACAAAGATGAACAGGTAGCACTCATTGGAGTCGCAGTAAGACTTGGAATCGTTGTTTGGTCAGGTTTTATTCTTACTTTGGCTTATGTAGACTTACCTGGATTCCAAAAACAAAACTTCGATCCGACTTTCATAGCAAGTATTTTTACATCAACCCTCACGGCGTTTGGCGTTCAGGCAGCGTCTAAAAAAGGAAATGGTAACGGTGTTACAAAAGAAGATATGGAAGCAATGATTGCCAAAAGCAATACAACAGGTGGTGAACAAATCATTAGAGTACAGACTCCTTTGACCATTACTGGAGCCGAGGTTGTCAAGACCGATCCAATTACAGGAAAGGAAATTGATCCCGTAACAGGCAAACTCAAATGAAAAAATTTCTAATCTTGCTTTTACTAGCGAGTCCAGTGCAAGCAGATATGCGGCACTCAATAACTACTTCGGCCAAAGTCACTTTGGATGCGGCTTATAGTTCTGCTTCGAGAATCGGGACAACGTACAGCGTTACGGGAAATAATGTCACACCAAGTACTACTGTTTCAGGCACTACAACCTCTGGAGCAATTGGAGGCTTAACGGCTGACAGCGTCACAGCAGGAGTTCCCGCAATTGTGGATACTGACTTTGCAATTACTACAGCAGGATCAGCCGTAAGTCTGACTGAAAGTCTGGTGGTTGGTGATTCTATTCAAAGTGCGACTACGGTTACTGGAGGTGTTGTTCCAAGCTTGCCTTCTCTTGGCGTAACAGTCACAGGAGCAGGTGGTGTTTCTGGTGCAACCATAACAAGTTTGAGTTCAGGGGTGCATACCTGTGGAGGCACAATGGGTGCAGGTTCAAGTTGCACAGCACAGACCATAGTTGAGTCGGTTGTTGATTAGTTTTGAAGCGTTATTTACTGCTATTGTTATTATTAAATGGGTGGCAAAAGCCAGTCATAGCAGTGCCAGTTGTGCCAAATTTTTCTAGCGGATCTATGACCGCAGTGACACGAACTACTCAAAATATTACAGAAAATATAGTTTCGACAGATTACAATACTGGTCATTCTCTAAGTATTACTGGGACAAATTTAGACATAGATGGATCAACACTGTTACCTGACCCTACAACTGTTACCCAAACTGTAAATGGAACGACTTACCAATGGACTGGAGCCGATCTAACAACAATGCCCAATGTAACAATCAAAAATGCAGGGGCAGCATTTCAAATGAATCAATCTTATCAAGGCCCAGGTCTTGCCAATATTACAAACATAACAAGACAAACTCAGGTAGAAAGCGTTACAGAAACTACCTCTACATTCTCTCAATAATATTTGCACTTAACCCTTTAAAAGTATTACAATCTTTGCAAGGTAATATGATACAAAATCAGTACGGTAATGGAATAGTTTGTCAGGGGCCAATGCTCACGGCATCGCCATTTCTGACCGACAGTTTCCAGCAGCAGCTTCCACATGAATATTGGTATTCTTCGCCAGTGTATGACGATGATGGAACTATTCTTTATTACCAAGATGTTCGTACAGGTCAGAAAGATTCTGCAAGTTTAAATTGGGGATTTAGTATTACTTTCTCCATGCCATTAGATAACTCTTTACAGAAAAGATGTAAAAGAGCTGCTGATGCCCAGATAGCGATCCAAGAACAAGTCCTTGCTGATAAACAATTATCGTGGCACGTTGCCCGTCTTAAGGAGTGTGGTCAATTAAAACTCTCTGGAATTGAATTTGCTAAAGGTTCAGTTTTTTATTCCTTATGTGAAGATGTCCGTGTTCTACCGAAGATGGGACAAGTGCTTCCTCATAGACATAACATTCCTCCTATTTCTTCTTCTTCAGAGGAGGTAAACCCCGTTTCTCCCGATAAGTAATAGTTCTTCTTTCGGACAAGTTTGGACGCTCCACTTTCTTACCTAATATCTTTTTAACCCTATTAACTATCTGCTTAATTATGGGCTTGATGGCTCTCAATAATATTGGCGTAGAAAGTGCTGCTGTAGTGGCTACGAGCGTTATCGACCCAGTTTTTATTACTTGCGGGACTGTAGGGATCGCATCGATTATCTGCTGTTGAACATTTAATTTTTTATATCTAGTTACACAACGGTTTCCTACCAATTCATACCTAATAATTTGTTTAGTATTTTCTTCGACCTTTGTCCCAACTTCAGGCGCACCATCGGGAGGACAAGCTTCTAACGCTGCTTTTGGTACTTCTGGTGCTGGAAGCGTTTCTGGCTCTTCGTATCGTTGAGTCTGTTCTTGTTCTGTATAAATAAGTTCGTTAGGCGTAAACTCCATTGCGTTATAGGAGGGATATTGTGCATCGCAGATGAATACATTTCCATCGGGATCATTGCTTACTAAGTTATCGTTCTCTTTTGAACTTTTTCTACTCTCTACGCAGCCAGGTATATCAATCACAGGCATCCCAACATTCAATACCACAGGGACATTAGGGATATTGATTGATGGAGCGTTAATAATGTAAGTGTGTACAGGTTCTATTTTTATTCGTTCATTTCGTATCAGTATTCTATCAACACCTATCCGTAAAATCTCTATCAAAATCTAGGCAAAGAAAGTCCAGCACTTCCAGCAGCTTTAGGCTTTGCAGTAGGAAGAACAGGGCCAGATAATCCAGGCATCTTTAACGATCCAGTGACCTGTTCGATCATCTGCTTCTTTAACTTCTCTTGATTCTCTTCATTAGTAATCCAGAGATAACCAAAAATACCGCCCCCTGTTAACGAGATCACCAACAGGAAAGACAGTACACTGATAATGTTCAGAATTTTTTGCATGGTAAAAGAAGCTATTTTAAAAGCTATTACTCATACAACTCTAATCCTTTTTATGGGTTTAGTCGCTTTGCTGCCGTTGCATTTGTTACTTCAGCAGCAAGTTCAACTAAATACCATTAAGACCAAGGCTTACCAACAGCAGTTGTTGGAGTAGCAAGAGCAGCATCAATTCTTGCCTCTACAGCAGCAACACCGTCAGAACCTAAAGCAGTCTTAACCCAACCAATGCAAGTAGCAGCATCTAAAGAATCGTAAGCTTTGAAGTCAGAAGGGAGACTGGAAGGCTTTGTAAAAGTCACCTCACCTGTTTGCCTTGAATCAGGAGCTTCTGTGTTGTCAGAGTCGTCAATTGCTTTAACTCTGTAAATAATCTTGGTCACATAACCATCGGAGATCTCACGATCCATCGTGTTTACTTCCCAGACTTTGTTGATAGCCATTGAAAAAACCGTTTAGAAATAGTTTAACTGTTTTCAGGAGAAGGTTCTTCTGAATTAACTTCAGTGGACTCTTCTGCAAATTGAATGCCACCTTGCAATTGAAGAATCTCCGCAGTTGTTTTACTAAGGGCTGATTCTAATTGCGCTCTATATTTTGTCTTTTCTTCAAGAGCCTCTTTCCACTGAGTAAGTTTATCGGACATGTGTAATTAAGAAATACGTTCCAATAATACTAAGAGTATGGGCTATCACCAAGTGTGGCTGTATCCCATTGTGCTTTTAGTTCATCACCTGTAGACGCCGACTCAATAGAACTTGCGGCGGGTGCGTCTCTTAATGCTTGCTTCTTAGCGACAATTTCTGTAGTTGAAGAACCTGTCTCTAGTGCTTTTTGAAATTCAACATCAAGCTCAGAAAGTTTTTCTTTCCTTAATTCTCTGATGTTCCGTCTGTGAATTTCTCTGGCTTTCGCCATGTCAATGCCAAATCCCATATCAATTAAGGAGTAAAAGTCCAAGCATCACGGAAAGTCATATCACTAGGAAGATCCGTTTTATTGATAATTGTAGAAACTTTACCGCTTGGAACATCTTTTGCTTGAATTTGTTCAACAGTTAGATCACATTTGTCAGCAGGAGTCACGATTACACATTCCCCTTCGTCATTTGTGTAAATAATACGTTTGTCTGAATTAGCCATAATAATTATTGATCTCCAAAGATAACAACGCCAATGGCTTCAGTATTATACATGTACTGGTTTGGTTGCCATCCGTTATTGATTCGGCATGACCCCGTAGCGAAACCGTCTTTCCTTGTTCCAGCAACCATAGGGACAGCATCGCTAGTGGTTCCCTCTCTACAAGCTGAACAGGCTACTGCGTAATTAGTATTTGCAAAAGCGGTACTAAAATTAATAGTAAAAGCACCGCCTGAAGTGCTACTTATTGACGAAACATTATAACTATCATCCAACGTCGTATCATCACACCCATATCTAGCCCAGACTTTTGCTAATTGCTGAGTACTAACTGAAGCAGCCGCACTAGCTTGATTCGTTCCATCACCAAAATAGATTGTCATTAGTTCACTTCTTGTAAACCCATCTTATACTTTTTGCCTGTTCTGTTGTTAATCATAAAGATATTTTCATCTCCTTCTTGGAGCGTCCAATCTCCCCACGTTCCATCAACTGAGTTTGTATTCTCTGGACTGTTAGCAAAGTGCATATCGTTTACATATATATTTCTCCAACGGTAAGAAGAATGTCCGAGGTCGTAACTGTTATTTGATTCAGGATAATGATGTCCGGCAGATACTACTTTGTCAGATTGAGTGTAGAACTTTTGCGAGCCATCATAGTAAAGAGAAACATGACTACCATCTACACAATCTATCATTTTATTGCCAGAAGTATCTTGGAAATAAATCTGATAATCTGATCTTAGGAATAAACTTCCTGTCTCGTTTTTAATGTATGAGTGAGACCCATCATGATATATCTCTAAATCCGTCGAATTACCGAAATTAGCTTTACCATTATCTGCTAGATATAGATCAGCACCACCTGTAATATTTATATAATCAGAAACATCTAATCTACCTGATATTTGGACACCATTTGAATATGTCTCAAGCTTCTTACTGTTGTTGTAATAGAGTTCTACTGCTCCGTTAAAAGTGCAAACTATATACTCTTCTGGGC